GTTATAACGATCTGCACCTGCTCCGTCGCCTGGAAAAGTAGTAACATCTGCTGGAGAGATAGTCATTTGAGTCAAACGATTACGAATAAAGTTATCAGTATCTGTTACGCCTTCGTCTTTTGCAGTTACTAAAGTAGAACCATTGTCATAGTTGAAAGCGTTGCTTGCGCTAGAATCAAGAATAATATCACCATCAGTAGCCGCAGCTGGAGTACCTGAAACTGTAGTATTAGCTGTCCAGTCTTTGATATCCTTTGCGAAACCTGACCATTCAATAGTAGCGATACCGTCTACTTCAAAAGTAATATTTGCTTCGTTTACACAAGCATCTTGTAGCTTATATACTACAGGCTCTGCTGCGTTTGTTTCCATTACAAAGTAAAGATCCATTGGCTGAAGAACCGCACGATTTGACTTCTCAAAAGTAACATCAAGATCCGTTGCGTCAGTATTAGTAATTAAATCATCACTAAATACTCCAGCGAATTTTACTGATTCAAACTCATCAGTAGTATCATTGTAAGAATCTGCACCTGCCATTTGAGCCCATAAAACTTCTTCTACACAGTGATTATCGCCACTAACATAGTCAGAACCCGCCGACTCGAAAGGACGAACATAAGTAGAGAAGCTCCACTCCGCAGGAGCTAGAGAGTCATTAAAAAGACGACGACCCCGACGGCTTCTGCCTGTCGAAGACTCCATTTCTGAAAGAGTAATTTCAGAAGTATTGTTTGCTTGTGAAAAGCTAAAGCCATCCAAAATAGGAAGCTCGAATGCCGCTTGGACTGTACCCGACGCGTTTTTAAAGGTCGCGTACAGTTTCGTATCACGGCTAAAATATAAATTGTCTGCCATAGTTTATCTCCTATGCTTGAAAAGACGGGACGTGAACGTTTGTTCGTGCCTGTCGTTTCTAATATCGAACTTCAAGGAGCATTTCACCAACTCCCAGAGGCTCTAGTACACCTTCGTCAGTATCTATACTGAGTACAGTGATCTGGTGAGTATACTGAGTATTACCTTGCTTATCAGTATACTGTAAACGTGAATTATCTTCAACTACAGTTTCCACATCTTCAAGTAACTTATCAAGTGCGTCTACTGCATCTTCTTCTCGAACGTATACACGAACATTAATACTAAGAAATCTATCTTTGTACCCTCCGCCTTGGTATTCTCGAGTTTCTGACCCTGCATTTAAATGAATAGCAGGAAAGTCGTCTACTTCATCCCAAAACTTTAATCTCGGAGATACATTTCCGAATATATTACTTTGGAAGGCTCCGCCCCCATTAATTTCTTTTAGTTTTTCTACGAGAGCATTGACAATGGACTGCCGACGAGTTGTGTATAGTCTATTGCTCATTATACTCTCCTAGTATATAATCTTGTTTCTACTAATTGAACCGCGATCTCGCGTATAGATTTATCAATTAGCTTTCTCGGGTCTCTTTGTGGACTTCCCTGAGCAAATCCTGGCTCGAAGGTTTGATAAGGGCTTTTCATATAACTATAGCCTATACTTGCGAAACCTTGAGGAGTCCGTGTAACATCTGTTACAAATACAGAACTCGCGAATCTACCTGTTCTAAAATTTAACGCAGGACTTCCCATATTTTTCGCAACAGTACCCGGAAGTCTTTGGTTCAGTATTCCCATTAATTGTCTAAGACTTACTGAACTATCTTTTGTCTTTTTACGAGTTCCTTTTTGTGCTACAAAACCCGCTGCTTTTGCTTTTGAGTCTTTTGTCCTTGCCTTTTTAGAAGTCTCAGTTTTACCTTTTGCTCTCTTTTTCTTACTATCTAACTTAGAATCTAATCTACGAGTAACTTTAGTACCCTTTGTTTTCTTTTTTCCAACTAAGTTATTTACAATACTTGTTTCGATACTGTCTTTAATACTTTTTGAACCTTCCATGTTTACAAGGTTGTCAATACCGATTTGTTTCTCAAAATAGTCTCTTACAGTCGAAAGAACAAATTTCTCTACTCGAGCATCTTGTCTTCTGTTAGCAAAGTAGTCTTGAAAAGTGATAACAGGTATATACTCTGCTCTCAGCTTTCCGTTTGATATAAGTGTTTGATAATCTACCAACACGTTTTTTACAATATTTGTTAAGTCTTTTGGATTATCAATATAGTCTACAGACTCGAAAGCGCCTTGTAGATAAGTATCTAATCCTGGAGTCTTTGAAAGATCAATTCCGCCTTCAGCAGCAATACCTGCCGCTTCTGCTATTTGTATTGAGGAAATAGCGTCTCCACCTCCCGTACCATGCCCTCTGTCTATCTTTCCTTTAATTCTTGATCGAAGTTCTTTCGACTTTTTTGCTAATAAAGTATCTACTAATTTACTCTTTAGAGTTCTTAAAACTCCAAAACTCACAACGAAAAAGCTAGTTCCGTTTTTTATTTCTTGTGCTATCTCTGGTCTTACCTGTCTTAGTCTTTGGTACTCCAGAGTATCTTCAATATTGTTGACAGTTAGTATTTCTGACTTTCTTGACTGTATAAAGCGCTCCTGATAAGGTGCTGCTAGGTCTCTTGCTTTTTGTATATCTTGTTCTGTAAAGTCGATTGTCTTTACACTTTTTCTTTCTTTGCCGCCTTCTATAAGTTCTTGGATTGTATCATTTATAAAATCAAGGTTTTGTAGGCGAATTACTTGTGCCCTTCCGGTACCCTGTACTTGTCTTCGAACTTTTTTGTTTGCGTCGGAAGAGAGAGCAAATAATATACCATCTGCAATTTCTCTTCTTACGGTTGTCTTACTCACGGCAACTGTCTATAAAGGTCTAAAACTCTTCTTATGTGGTCGGGAAATCCGGTATCCCGAGTAGCACCGTTGTATTCTTGAGTAGCTCCGGAAAGAGTAGAACGAGGCTTATGCTCGTCTTTTAAATAGTAAGTAATTAAATCGACAACTGCAAGTTTTAAATCAAGAGGTACTTGGGAATATCCTGCTCTATAAGTGACTTTTACAGAGTTTGGTCCTTTCGGCCAATTAGCATATCCAACACCGCTTAGTCTCATTAAACTGTCAGTTCTTTTGTCGATGTCATAGTTTGTTGCAGCAAGACTTGCGTACGAGTCTCCAATATTTTCTTTAATCTCTACATTAGAGATAGAAAGCACGGGAGCTTCAGTAAGCTGAATCGTATTTGTTGCGTAATCAAGTGTAAAAAATTCTTCTTTTGCGTCAGTAACAAAATCATTAATACTGTTCGCACAATAAGTTTTTACTAATTGACTCACGGAAGGTATTAAAACTTCTAGCTTCTCGTCTTCTTTAGTGGACGAAATGCCTTCGAAAGTTTTGTAGTCATCTAATGTAATTAAATCAGCCATAAGTCAATTAATAAAAACTTGGGGGAGAAGTCTCCCCCAGTTTACAGGTTGGATTAAACTCCAGTCTGAGTGATCTTAACAACAGATACGTCAGTCGAACCTACGTTAGGCGCGAGGATGTTAAAGCCAAGATTCTGAGTAGCAACGATTACTCGACGCTGCTCCATGACTTCGTAGTCCTGCTCGATATTAACACCACGGAGACGTGGGATAACAAAGTTACGTACGTTTACAGCATAGCCCATTGTCTGAGATACTGTAGCAGATTCTGCTGCGAAGTTGTCAGATACGATTACAGGTGAACCATAAATCGCACCAACTTGACCAGTGATCTTAGTCGCAACGTCTGAACCTACATCAGTGATGTCTGCAAAATCAGCATCAGCAATCAGGTCGTAGTAACGCTTCTGAGATACAACGTATGCTACGTCTGAAGGATTCATGCCATACTTACCCATGAGCTTACGAGCTTCGAGGAAGTCGAGAGCCGCGAGATCACCAGCGTTGGTTGAACCAACAACTGTAGTAGCGTGAGCATTAGAACCTGCAAGAATCTCGAGACCGTCAAATGGATCTGAAGCACCAGAGATATCGTGGTTGAGGATAGCATCGTCAACAGCGCGTGCGTGTGCGCGTGCTACAGACTCTACAAGCATAGGCATCAAGTTAACAAGCATCTGCTCGTCTACGTCATTGTTCATGAAAGTAGTTGAGATCAGCTTAGTTGCCTTGAGGATGATGTTATCAGGCTGATAGCCGTTAGCAGCACCTGCACGATTCTCGAGGTTACCACCAGTAGCGGCGTTAGAACCCCAAGTAGCAAGACCTGTGTCAGTTTGCAGAGGCATCAAAGTAGTCTCTGAATTTACAGCAATCTCACGGAACGCTTGAGCAAGACGAAGCTCCTGTTGGATCTCCTTCTCAATCATAGCAGATACGCCAGTTGCGAGGCTCAGGTTCTCTGAAGTAGCAGTGAAACCAGCACCTGCCTTCTCGAACAGATCACGTGAGTAGTCTGTATTCCAGCCCTTGCCAGTAAGAACACCCAGCATGTGACCATACATAAACTCTTTGCCCCACTTAGACATTACATCACCAGTGTCACGATCAGCAAATACGCGCTTAGACTCACGCATCTTAGTTAACTCTTCTTCCTTCTCAGCAAGTTGAGCACCAAACTGCTTGATTACTTCATCCAGCTTTGAGTCTTTCTCAGACATTTTAGCTTCGACATCAGCCATAAGACGCTCAGCGCCTGACTCAATACCAGTACGGATAGCTGACTCTTGAGCAGCTTTTGCTTGTTCAGCAACGGCTACCTTTTCAGCTTCTTCTGCAGCTGCCTTCTCAGCGGCTGCTTTTTCTTCGGCCTGCTTCATTGCGATCTTTGCAGCAGTCTCATCTGCTACTTGCTTCGCGAATGCTTCGAGGTCGATTTCGGGAGTTTTTACTTCCGACATATTGATCTCCTTATGAACCATTTCGGTTCCATCCGGTGTGTCACTAGCTACTAATGAATCTTCATCCTTAGCCAGAGACTGACCGGCTAGATCTACACTATTTTTAAAAGTTTTCTTGAAATCTTCGTACTCATCCATCGAGTCAAAGGACTTCGCCAGAGAGAAAGTTGCTGCTTGATTACATGGTACCGATACAACTGATACTTCAAACAATTCAGCATCCTTAATCTTTAATCCGTCAGTTTCCGTTAAGTAATCAGCATCCTTGACTCGGAAACCAACAGAAAAAGCTCCAAGAATGCCTTCTTTTACAAGCTGCGCGACATGATCGGGCGCAGACTTAGAAATTTTAGCCTTAAGTTCAAGACCGTTTTCAGTGACTTTAAGTCCTGTAGCGCGTCCGATAGGCTTGTTATAATCGTGATTGAAAAGAATGATAGGATTCTTTTCGAAGTTGTTAAGACCACCTTTTGTCCACGCCGTTGCGTCAATAGTATCTCCAGCACGGTCAAAATCCGCAGTGCTGGCCATTCCACAAATGTGAACACCGTCGTCTGATTCGTCGAGGGCTTTAAAGGTAGACGTTAAGTTGAAAATCTTTTCCATTACGACTCCTTCTTAACAGTTTCTGCTTTAGGCTTTGGAGCCGCTTTTGGCTTCGCTACTGGAGCAGGCTTTGCTTCCGCCTTTTTAGGCGCAGGCTTAGGGGCTGGTGCCGGCTCTGATGCTAATTTAGCCGCCACTGCTTTTACTAGAATAGGCCAGCGCTTAAAACTTCTTTTAACTGAAGGAGCGCTTATCCCCATCCTGGATCCTACAATTGCTAAGTATTCTTTATGGCTAGCAGTCAAAGGAATTTTAAACTCTTTGAAATGCTCTGCAGCAATATCTAATACCGCGCGTTTATTCCTGATTCCCATTATCGTTCTCCTCTACGGGCCTTCCCCCTTCCTCGGGGTTTACCGCACTTCCAGCAATGTTTGCTGGTACTCGAATCGCGCTACATCCGTCCATTTCATCAAAGTTCATCGCTATACGCGCTTCGTTTGGTGTAATGATTCCAGAATTCACAAGCGAAGTATAAAACGAAGCTTGGTCGCGAAGTTCTGGTTGTAGTGCGGAGATATCACTGATATCTTCCAAAATACAGAAACCAAAGAAACGCTCATAAGCGGCTGAAAGCTTCTGTACAATAGGCATGATAGTTTCTAAGTAGTATAAACGCATATTCGGTCGAATGTTTGCGTTATTACCTGAGTCCATCAAAATTGGGGGAATTCCCAATGCCTTCAAAACAATTTTTTCATTTTCTGCAAGAGCCTCTTGGAAGTCTAGCTCTCGGAAGTTGACGGAGGAAATTTCATCAATAGACATTCCACCGTCAAGAATCAAGGGTCGCTTTCCGCCAGCGTCTGGTCGGTACCGAGTAACCCAAGATTGTATTAATCTTTCTTTTACGCGCTCTGATAGTGTATCAGGAGTCCTTAAAACTAATCCAGGCACCGCTCCATTTCTAAAGAAGTTATCCTGGAAGTTACGCATACTCTTCATTAACATCATCGTGCGAAGAGCTGGCTTCAGCCTAGATGTGCCTCTATAAATAGAGTAGAAAGAGTTTTCTTTTACATGAATAATCTCTTGAGGAGAAAAGACAGTGTTTGAGTTAGTTCCTCCTTCAAAAGTATAGCTCTCTACATAGGTTTTCTTACTTGCGTTAATTGTCATTTTGCTTGCAGGCAAGTGGTACATATGTACACCATCGAAATAGATAAAGATGTTTCCATCTATAATGTAATCGCTGAAAAGGTTACGTCTAAAGGAGCTGATGTCCTGGAAAGGGTTGGGCTCTTTATTCAAAAGAAGATCTATTCTGCTTCCCTTTAATCCTTTTTGAACACCAGATAATTTAGACTGACCTTGAACGATAAAGTCAATTTCAGAAGAGTCATCAACAATCATGTTAACGCCTCTATTGACTATTTCTATTTCTTCGTAACTTCTTTCGTAATTATACGTAAACTCTCGAGTGGGTTCGGTATAGTTGCCATAGTAGGATTGTGCGGGATTTAATTTTTCCTCCGCATCCTCTACTACCTTTCTACCTATGATTCTGTCATACCAAGCCATGTTTATCTCTTTGAATCTCTACCCAGCGCATTTGCTTTTTTGCGGTTGTTAGCGCAGGATTTCTTCCATATATTGAATGGAGTTTTAAGTGATGTGTATGGCAAAGAGTAATTGTCCAGTCATAAAGCTCTTCCCAATGCTCATTAATAAATTCTTCTCGCCACTCACGAATATCCTCTAAGTGATACTCTTTCTCTTCCGCAAACTTTGAGAGAAGAGGGCTTAAACTGTAGAAATGATGAAAGTCTAGTTCGGTTTCTTTCCCGCAGATAAAGCATTTATCGTCTTTTTTGTAACCTGCTTTTGCCTTGTCTCTAACGTATTTAACCGGGTCTCGTTTTAGTTCTTTCATTCAATTTACTACCTATTTCGAAATTATATGATATCTAACCTAAGTTGTCAAACATTATTTTTTACTATGTGGTTTTAAAATCCTGTCGAAGAAGTGTTAAAGCTATATAACGCATATCGAAGGGCATCAGCCATGTGAGAAGCCATATTATGCTTTGGCTTCTCTTTCGCTAGATTAGGGTTTGGATCCCATTGATATTGATCTAGGGCTGATAAAGTTTCGATACATTTTTGTTCAACTACTAAATTGTTGTTATCAACAAGAGCTGCGACGTGTGCTATACCATCTAGCACGGACTTTTTTGCGTTCGAGGTTGGTATATCATAATTCTGTGCGAAGTCGTATCTAGTTTGCTGAGCTGCTGAGTCGATAAAGATATAGTCAATATCCCACTTATCTATCAGCTCTCGAATCTTTACGGCGTGCTGCTCAGTGGTCTTTTCAGAATTCATATATTCGTCAAGCACATAATACTTTTGTGTGTCCCAATCATAGGCAATTACACAGAAGGCTGTCGGGTCTC